TTTTTATGTTTTCAAAGTCCCGTAAACACTGGTTTTACGGGCTTTTTATATATTTTATATACCTTTAAATACGCTTAAATTCTTATCGGTAGCCACCACGTAGCCACCAAATATTTTTATTAATTTTAGTGGTCGTAGCCACCATTTTTTTATGTCATTTTATTAACTTCTTGCACTAGTTCTTTTATATTTCTATGTGTATATACACTTTCAGTTAAATCACTTATTACATGACCCATAATTCTTTTTTGAATATATTCATTTGCTCCAGCTTGTTTCATTCTTGTTGAGAATGTATGCCTACAATCATATGGAGTATGATCGAAGTTGTATTCACTCATAAATTTATTGCTTGCTATAGAAAATTTACCATAATTAAATTTATCTATAATACAAGCAAATGGATATTCTGCATCTTTGCTATTATCTAGAAAATATTTTATTAGATGTTTAATTTTATTATGTATTGGTATTATACGATTCTTACCGGCCTCAGTTTTTGAACCTGTAATAAAATATTCTTCTTCAAAGTGTATATTATCTCTTTTAGTTATAAATAATTCATTCGGTCTTAAACCTGTGTAACACATTATTAACATTGTTTTTGCAAAATCAATATGCTGCAATCCCCATAATATTGATATTTCTTCTTCTGTAAATGGTATATGTTTATCAGATTTAGGCTTTTCCCCAACATATAATCTTTCAGTTGGATTTTTTACTATAGGAAGTTCGTATTCATTAATAGAATATTCAAACACCTTAGTAAAGACAGTTTTTATATATCCCTTACCGGAATATCCTAATTCTTCATTATTATGTTTGTTTTTAGCATTGTTTATTATATCTTGCAACTGTTTATATTTAATATCTAAAACACGGCAATTATATAGTGTTTTGCAATGATTCTCATATGCACTCCTTAAACCTTTTAAATTACTGTACGACATTTTGTCTTTATCAACCAATTCTTCAAGTATTTTTTCAACTTTTATCCAAACTTGAGAAAAAGTAACATCTTTATAATCTAAATCGTATGGGCTAGAATGAAAATCAGCTAATAGTTTAAGTCCTTCTTTTTGACTAGATACAAAGCCTAGCACTTTTCTAATTTGTTTTCCATCCATATCCCATCCAGTTGTTACTCTAACTATAAATCCGTTTCTTCTGTTTCCTTTTACTTTACAGATACTTCCGTAACCATTGGGCAATTTCATAATAAATTACCAACCTTTAATTTATTATTTTTTTTACTCATATTTTCACTCTCCTTATTGCTTAATTTAGTAATTTTTGCTATAATTAGAGTACATAAAAAAGAATTTGTTTGTGGTTAAATAGATTTCAATTTTATGTACACTTTATGTGTTGACTTCGTGTTGGTAGCGCGGAGTCTTTTTTGTTATTTACAAGTATAATCTTTTAAGTTGTTTTCTTTAAATTCATCAATAGTGATGTCTTTTTTATTATAGAAGTTATCTTCATCATATAAATCTCCAAGAGTATTTTTTAGTGAATCTACATCTATTTTGTCATAATCAACAATCATGACAAATTTAAGTTTATTATTGCCTTCTTTAGAATAGGTTATATTCATTCCATCTACTTTATTAAATGACTCAGCAAAAGCAGATGTAAAAGAATAAGTCATATCTAACATTGAAGGATCTGTTTCGGTAACATTTGTTTCTGTAACCTTAACAACCTTATTGTCTTTGTATGTAACAACCATTTTATCTTCAGTTTTATAACCATCTTCATCTGTAGTAGTGTTAGTACAAGTTAGTTCCTTTTCTTTTGATAAACTTATGCCATCTTTTCCACATCCGGATATTAAAGCAATTAATACAAATAAAACAGCCAATTTACTATACTTCTTCATACTTCTTTTTCCTCCTTCCTATATATTTTAAAAATACCTGTACTAGCATATTTTTAATCAATAATTAATTGTTTCAAATAATCATTTGCTTCATCTTCGTATTTGTCTATATTAAATGCAAATAAATCACTATCAGCCTGGTTTAACTGATTTAACTCTATATGAGCAAGTTCGTGAATTATAGTTTTCTTTCTTTTATAATAGGAAAGATTTTTATTTATTAAAATATCATAAATTCCTTTATAACAATGAACACAACCTCTAATTCTTATGGGCATATCTATATAAGTTATAGTAGCATTATAATAATTTAATATATCCTCTTGACCAATTACCCCTTTAAGTAATTCTTTAATCATTTTCTTTTACACCTTTATTGTCCCTTTTCTTCTAATTGTTTATCTATAAGTTTTCTTCTTTCTATAATCATATTTCGCATAAATTCTTTATCAGTATCTGATAAACCTTGGTATGCATCTAATAAAACTTGTATTTCTTCAATGTTATTTTCGGATTTATTTTGATAAAATCCTAATATATAATTAGCATCTACATTAAGTATTTCACACAAAATTGTGATAGTATCTGGGTCAGGTTTTGAAATGCCTTTTTCCCAATTGCTAATTGTTGTATTAGCAACATTAATGCCTTTTTCTGCCAATTTTTCGACCAATTCTTTTTGATTTAATCCTTGTGAAATTCTAGCATTTCTAATATTATCTCCTACGGACATATTATCCCTCCTTCCATATTAATATTAACATAAAAATTCAAGATAGTAAATAATAATTTCAAAAATCTTGAATTTTTTTTCAAAAATAACTTGACAATCCAAGATTATTGAAATATAATGATAATGTAATCCAAGAATATTGGAATTACAGAGAAAGGAGTACCGATGAAAATATATCAAAAAATATCGTTATATATTAACGAAAATGGTATAAAGCAAAGATTTATTTCTGATAAAACTGGGATCCCTGAAAATATATTGTCTATGATCCTAAATGGTAAGAGAAAAATGGATGCTGATGAATTTGTAGAAATAATTCTAGCTTTAGGCGTAGACGCAAATTTTTTTATAAATGTGTCAAACAAAGAAAATTAAAGAAAGGGACGGAAAATGGTAAAGTTAAATTTATCGGATAGTAAAGATAAGACATTAATTATACTAAATGGTTCTGATATTACTGATAGTGTATTAGAATATTCAGTTAATAGAAATGCCAAAGAAAAAAATTGTGCTTATCTTACATTAAAGATTAAAGTTACATTGGATAACATATCCATCAATAATGAAAAAAATAATTCATAAAAGAATTATTTTAGTGAATTGATTATGATGTTTGAAATAACTTGTGTTGCTACATTTTGAACAATACTAAGTGATGTTGAAGTAAATTTAGATAATATATTTTGTGTTTTTTTCCAGACATTATTATCACGAATATTATCTAAAAATAAATGTCCACTATATGTTATTTCTTCAATTCCAGCGGTGCCATTAAGATAAAAATCTGCTTTAATGAAACCAGCCTCGTTTAATTTTAAACAAGTATAGTAAATATCATCGTGACTATATTTACTGAGCCTAGTTTGAATATCGCTTGAAGAAATTGAATTAAATAGGGATAAATTTTCTTCCGCATCTAATAAAACATCACGAACACATTCGTGGATTAATTTCATGTAAATCCCTCCTTTCAAAATTATATTTTAAAGGAAGAGTAAAGAAAAATCAAGAAAACAAAATTAACCACAAACAAAGGAGAAAAAGACTTATGAAATTAAAAGAAATGAATAGAATACCTATTCAAAATGTAGCCGAGCTATTAAATTGTTCTCAACAGTTTGTAAGAATAGGGTTACAGCAACAACGACTACCAATCGGAACTGCTGTTAAGATGTCTAGTACATGGACATATCATATATCTTACGAGTTGTTAAAAAATTATGTTGGAGAGCAAAAAATAATAGAATACGAAAAGATGAAAGGAGAAACAGTATGAAAAAAATAAGATTAAGAAAAGAAGTAAAAGATTATTTTAAAGAAAGATCTGGAGCAATATTTTTCTTACTTGTAGTAGCTGTAATGTCAATATTAGTAGCAAATAATACTAATTTAGAGCATGAAAAAAGCACTAATTTAAAAGAGTTTGAAGCAAAATTAGTGCAAAATCAATAGTAAAAATAAAAATTTTTACTAATAAATTGTATCAAAAAAAATAAAAAAAGTCAAAAAAATAAAGAAAATGGCTAGTGAGGAGAACCAAAAATATGAACGAAATAAAAAGTTTTACGTTTCTAAGAAGTTATGCAGAAGCTATGGAAGAATTAAATAATAAAGAAAAAAAAGATTTTTTACTAGCTATTGTAGAGTATGCGTTTTATGATAAAAGCCCTAGTTTTAAGGGAAAAATGAAATTAGCTTGGATTTTAGTTGAACCAATTTTAACAAAGAGTAAAAATAAATCAAATCGAAATCAAAACTAAATCAAACAAAAACCAAATTAAAACCAAATGCAACTCAAAACAAAACCAATTCCTCTAGGATAAGGAATAGGAAAAGGAATAGGATATGGATAGGAACGGAACGGAAACGCGTGCGTGCGTGAAATTAGAAAAACTAATTAGTTATATAGAAACTAATTATCGAAGTAATTTAGTTCCAATCGATTATGAAATTCTTAAAGAAATTTCAGAAAAATACAAAAGTAAAGAAATCTTAAAAGCTATTCAATATTGTAAAAGGCAGAACAGTAATTCTTTAAGATATTTGCAAGATGCTTTGTCAAAAAAGTATTATGGAGATTTTCAAATAGTTCCCGATTGGATGAACAAAACAATAAAAGTAGAAAAATTAACTAAAGCAGATATAAATTTTGTAAAAGAATTTTATTACCAATTCTGTGATAGTAAAGAAGAAGCTGAAAAAAGAATAAAAGAAATGGAGCTAACATGAAACAAATGACAATTTATGATTATGAACTGGACAAGCCCGGTATAGTCACAACATTTGAAACCAGGGGAGAATCTAACGAAAAGGTTGATAAAAAGAAGAGATATTCACAAATACTTGAGATTTTAGAAGAAAAAGGTAGTCTTACTGCAAAAGAGATAGCAGTAGAAATGTGTAAACGAGGATGGATACCTACAAGCGAAAGAAACTTTGCAAGTCCTAGACTTACGGAAATGTTATACGATGGCAGAGTGGAAACTTGTGGTAAAAAGACTTGTCAATATAGTGGGGTTAAGGTAGCGGTTTTTAAAAGAAGGGAAATGAAAAAATGATATTTAAAAATAAGAAGGCAGAACTAGTAAAAGAAAAAGCTCTAGTTGAAATTGAAGAGTTTAGTCAAAAGATGTTAAATAAAATGAACTTTGGATTTAATGTTATGCAAGAAAGAGATGACTACAAAGAACTTTATGAACTAGAGAGAGCCAAAAATAAAGAATTAGAAAATAAAGTCAAAGAAAAGTCAGAAAAAATAACTAATCTCAATTATGATTTAATCAGAGTAAATAAGAATATGGACAAGCTATTTGAATATTTGGGAAAGCTTGCATTGGTAGTAAAAGATAATCATGAAAATTTCATAAAAGAAATTGAAGATTTAAAATCAGACAGATACTTGAGAGTACCAGAAAAGCCAATGAAAGAAACTAAGCAAAAAATGGGAATAAAAAGTGGTACTAAAACTAGCAAAATTATAAAGAAAGTGAAGGAGAATTAAAAAATGATAAAAAGACCAGATGAAGTAGTACAAACTACAAAAAAAATAAGAATGATTATAGCAGGATTTCCTGGAATAGGAAAGACTACACTAGGATTATCTGCACCAAAACCATTATTAATCGATGTAGATAGAGGAATTGACCGAGTACAAGCGAAAAATAGAAAAGACTTTACTCAACCAATTACCTATGAAGAATTATTGCAAGACTTAAAAAGCGATTTAAGCTCTTATGAAACACTTGTGTTCGATACTGGAGGAAAATTACTTGATTTAATGAAACCATATGTTATTAAACAAGATAGCAAAAATGGGCAAAAAGATGGAACAACTTTATCGATTAAAGGGTATGGTGCAGTAGGCAAAGAGTTCCAAAGATTAATGGACTATGCGTATTATAATTTAAACAAAAATGTTGTCGTTTTATTCCATGCTAAAGAAGATAAAGACGGTGAAGCTACTAAATTAAGAATTTTAGTTGAAGGTAGTACTAAAGATAATGTATGGCAACCAATGGATCTCGGCGGTTTTATGGAAATGTATAACGGCAAAAGAACTATCGGATTTGATAATTGTGAAAGATATTACGCAAAAGGAACACATGGAGTAAAAGGTGTTATTGAATTACCAGACTTGAATAACCCTAATATTCCTAATGATTTCTTAACTAAATTGTTTGAAAAAGTAAATGAAAGCATTAGAGAAGAAGCTACATATTTTGAAGAACAAAAAAAGAATTATGAAAAAATTATGAGTGAAGTTGGAAATAGTATTGAAAATATGACTGAAGAAAGCATTGATAGTGTAATGGAAATATTAAAAACTGCTAAACATGTTTTAACTAGTGAAAAAGAATTAAGATTTATGTTTAAGAAAAAAATCGAAAGTTTAGAAATGATATGGGACTTTGATAAAAGAAAATATGTAAAAAAAGAGGTAGAAAATGAACCCAAAGAAATATCTGATAACAGCAAGCCTATTGAATAGCTGGAAGTATGCAATAAGTTCAGAAAATGAATATGGTAATTTAGAGGACTTTAAAAAAGTTCTCTCTAAAGAACCATTTGAAGAAACAGAAGCAATTAGAACTGGATTTGAATTTGAACAATTTATGATGGAAAATTATGAACCAACAAAAAATGGTTGTTACCAAGTTAAATTGTCAAAAAATATTACAACTAAAAGTGGAAATTATGTTCTGTATGGTATATTAGATTGTCTAAAAGCTGGAACTATATTTGACTATAAATATAAAGGAAGTTATGAAGTTGGTAGTTTCTATGGCTCATATCAACACCTAATGTATTTTGAACTATGTCCTGAAGCTAACAAATTTGAATATTTGATTTCAAATAATTATAAAAATGGTAAGACATTAGAAGATATTAACTTATATCATGAAATTTATTTAAGAGAAGATATGAAAACAGATTTATACAAAGAAATAGATAATTTCATGAATTGGTTAAAAACAAATGATTTATATGAATTGTTTTGCGAAAAGTGGGAGAGTAAATATTGATGGATACTAGTGAATATTATGGTGGTCTATATCCGGAGCCACCTGAAGAAATAGAAGAAGAGGAATATATCTATGATGAGGATTATTATTATGAAGAAAATAGATTGGAGGAATTAGAAAATGGAAAATAATGAAAATAATGTGAATGTTAGTAGTGGAATTGATTTTATGGGAGTATTACAGATAGTATTTATAGTGTTAAAACTTGTTAAGGTAATTAATTGGAGTTGGATATGGGTGTTAAGCCCTACATGGATACCATTTTCAATAACTGTTATTTGTTTATTGATTGTATGGATTATATATAAAATAGAAGAAAGGAAATAGAAAATGAATAAAGTAATATTAAGTGGGAGATTTACTCGTGACCCAGAACAAAGAATGATGTCAAATCAAACAGAGTTTTCAAGATTTTCATTAGCTTGTCAAAGCAGTTTTGTAAATAAAGACGGAGAAAGAGACACAGAATTTATTAATTGTGTTGCATTTGGTAGAACAGCAGAAACTATAAACAGATATTGCAAAAAAGGTGCAATGATAATCGCTCAAGGCAGAATAAAAAATAGTAGTTATGATGCACAAGATGGTACTAAAAGATATACAACAGATGTTGTAGTAGACAATTTTGAATTTGCAGGTGGGACTCAAAATAAAGCTGGACAAGCTCAAACACAACCTCAAAGTACCTCAACAACACAACCAGAACAAACATCAGACCCTTACGCAGAATTTGGAAATGAAGTAGTTCTTAATGAAGACGACTTGCCATTTTAATTATGAAAAATATAATTGGTAAGCCTAGAGAAATAGCTACAATGCTATTTACACTAGAACAAGACAAAGAGTACGAATTAAAAGAATATAAAAGAATACGTGGACTAAAGGCAAATGCATATTTTCACAAATTAATTAATGAATTAGCAAAATACAATAGAAGTATTGGACATGCTATATCAGATGATGAGATGAAAATAAATATTAATCTTTCTTATGGAACTATTGCAAAAGACGAAAACGAAAATATAGTCGGGGCAATGGTTCCAAAGGGGACTAATATGCAGAGTTTTTATCCTTATGCTAAATGGTATAAAGCTACTGAAACTTGTGATTGTTATTACTTTTATAAAAGAACTCATGAGCTTAATTCAAAAGAGTTCTGGCAATTAATAAAAGGTCTTGAAAGAGAATGTAAAGATGTAGGAATAGCGACACTAGATGATTTAGAATTTGAAAGAATGATGAAAGAATATGAAAAGGAGTGTAAAAAATGCAAGCAGAAATAATGTCAATTGAAAATGCTGAAAAAATAGCGGATTATCCTAAACAAGTTGAAAGGGGCAACTATTGGAAAACAGAGTATGACAAAGTAGTTATAATGTGCAAAGAACGTGAAAAAAATTATCTTAGGACTAATGCAGAAAAAGATAAAAGAATCAAAAATTTGGAACAGCAACTTTACGAGAAAAATAATACTCAAGGGAGTTTATTTAAATGAAAGATAGAGAAAAAGAAATCAAGTATGAGATGTATCTTACAAAAAAAGCAATACTTGAACAAAAGAAAAGATTGATAAATTTAAAAACAGAATTAAATAGTCTTAACGAAAATAAGACTAGAACTAGAAAATTAAATAATAAAAAAAACAAAAGTTAATATATTGGGGGCTAATTTCTGGGCAAAAAGTTTATTGCAACTGTTATAAAAATCCTTTCTACTTTTTATTCTTTGCCCAGGAATTAGCCCCCAATAAAAAAGATGGAGGAATTATGAATAAAAAACTAAGAAAAATTATTAATTTTTATGGAATAGAAAAACAACTTAAATATTTTCAAAGTGAGGTATTCGAATTAAATGAAGCTATTATAAAAAAAAGAAATAAAGGTGCTATAGAAAATATGATCACAGCTATCTCTAATGGAATATCAGTGATATTAAATACAAAGACTGTAGACCCATCAAGAGAAAATATAAAAGAAGAAATAGCAGATGTTATGGTTATGTTAAAACAATTTCAATTATATTACAACATATCAACAGAAGAAATAATCGTTGTAATGAAAAATAAAATTGCTAGACAATTAGAAAGAATTGATAAAGAGGTTAAATTATGAGAGAAGGTATGGAAAGAATAAAAATACTAGCATCAGATGTAAAAGATAATGCTGTTTTAGAAATAGTAAATTATTTATTATCTCGTGAAGATATGAACGAAAAATATTTAAATGAAGAAAAAAGTTTAAAAGAAATGTTGGAGTATATTAGAAGTAAAGCAATAATTAAAGCAGTTAATAATATGGCAATTATTAAAGATGAAGAAGTATTTAGTTGGGCGATACACTATTTTGATGAGACAAATAATGATTTAAAAATCAATTCTACTGAAAATAAAGTTGAACAAAAGAATGAAAAGGTTGTTGATAAAAATAAAAATGTAAAAAAAGAGTGGATTAGTGAGGGGCAATTAACTTTATTCTAATGTATATTAATAAAAAAACTAGAAAACAAATTGATGAAATTACTAATTATGTTAATAACTTTTTAGATTCTAAAGATTTTGTGAGTTTTGTAGAAAGTAAAAAAAAGTATATTTGCATTAAACATAAAAATGAATGTTACTGTACTAATTGTAAATCCACTTTTGATAAAGTAGCAAAAATTAATTGTTATATAAAATGTCCTAAATGTCAAAAGCAATTATTAGTTAAAAGAACAGATAATTTTTGTGATAAAACGTATTTTATGTATTTAATAAAATATGAAGAAAAATATATTATAAGAAATTATGAAATTGTTAGTTGTTATTCTAATTTGACTAGAGAAATGAAATTTATTATAACGGAATATGCTAGACAGGTCGTTGAAAAAAATGGAGAAATAATTTTTAAAATAATGATAAATAATATGAGAAGAAATTTAAATGGTTATTGGTATATAAGTTATTATGAAAAAACTGAATTTTGGAAGCCTGAATATTATATAACCGTTTGTGGACAATGCTTTGTTGATAATAATGTTTTAAAAGCAAAATATTATGATCCGAAAGAAATATTTGATAATGCAGAAGTTGATGTTTGTGATATGCTAAAAGGTATAAATGAAAATAATTATGTTCTGGAAATGCTAACCAAAGCTAAATTATATAATCTTGCTACTGATTATTCTGAATTTAGAAAAGGAAAGTTTGAAAAGGTATTTAAAATAGATAGAAGTTTTCTAAAATTTATGGTTATCAATAATATAGATAGTCGAGAATTAAAATGTTTACAACTAGTTAAGATTAAAGATTACAAATTAATTAAATATCTTTCTGATGTAAATAGAATTGAGGAGTTAATAAAATATTGTAAACCATATGATTTGATGAAATATCATATTAAAAATAAAGATATTTATATGTATTTAGATTACTTATCTATGGCAAAACAACAAAAGATGGATTTAAAAGATAAATCAATTCTATATCCAAAAAAACTTAAGGAAAAACATGATGATTTACAACATCAAATTCGAGTAAAAAAAGATAAGAATATTAACAAGTTGATTAAAAAAAGATATGAACAAATAAAGAAGAATGAATTTCAAAATTCGAAATTTGTGGTTTATCCAGTTAAGTCGATTGAAGAATTGATTGATGAATCCAGTCAACAAAATAATTGTGTTAAAACATATGCAGAAAGAATAGCAATGAAAAAATGTGATATTTATTTTATGCGTTTGCTAACTAATACAAAAAAATCATTGGTTACTATTGAAGTAAGAGACAATAAAATAGTTCAAAAAAGAACTAAAAATAATGAAATTACAACTAAAGAACAAGATAAATTTTTAAATATTTGGAAAAAAAGATGCTTACGAAAGGAGAAATAAGAAATATGAATAGAAAAGATATTTTTATTAGTGGTTTTAAGTCAAAAATAGGTTATTCATTTACTTATAAAGATTTGACCGAATTTGAGACAGTAATAAATTTTTATGAACAACAATGTGAAAAACAAAGAGAAGTTATTAATAAGTTGGAATTAGAGAATAAAGTTTTAAAAGAACAAATGGTTGCAATGGTTAAACCAAATTATACTTATGGTATTAGATAGAGGTGTCAGAATGAAAAATAAACTTGAATATAGAATTGAAAATGGTTCATTGATTATAGATAATTATTTTAATAACTTAAAAATAGGTTCTATTAATGGTGGAAGTGTAGAAAATATATTAAATAAATGTAAATTATATGATGAAGAATATGAAACATTGTTAAAAGAAAATGAATATATGAAACACATTGCAAAAGATTTTGAACAATTACAACAAGAAAATAAACAATTAAAAGAAAAGATAAAAAAAACAATTAGAATGCTTGAAATACAAATTGAAGTGATAAAAGTACAACCATCAGACAATGCTCTAAATGATAATATGGAAATTAAACAAAGAGAAATGGTTATTAACTTGTTAAACGGGGCGTCAGAATGAAAACAAATACAATAAAAATTGGCAATCAAACATTTTATGATATAGCTAGTGAATTATATGATTATATAAAACAAATAGAACAAGAAAATAAACAACTCCAAGAAAGAATGGAATACCTAGAACGAAGTAATAATCGTAGAGAAGATATTATAATAGAACAAAGACAAGAAATTAGTGATTTAGAAGATAATTGGGATGAGTTAAAAGAATGGGTAAAAGAACAACCTATATTTAATTATTTAGCACCAGTAGATATTAAAAATAAAATGCAAGAACTAGAAAGAGGTGTAAGTGATGATAATCATTAAAATAGCAGAGTTATTATCATTATTATATTGTATAAAATATATTTATGATAGAGTTAACGATAAAATAGAAGATATAGGACATGATGCTTTAGTTACTTTTTTAATGATAGCCTTGATTATGCTCCTTATATTTGTATAGAAGGAAGTGATAGTAATGAAATATAAACTAAAAGATGGAGTAAGCTTTAATTTAATTAATAAAAAATCAATAATAAAATTTAATTTTGATTTATCAGATTATTACAACAAAGAAACAAGAATATTTGAATTTCCTAAAGGATATGTAGCGTTTAGTTTAATGAGTGATGTTTTTAATACTTTCTTGTTTCCATTAGATTTAGTTGAGGAGATAAAAGATGTTAAATATTAAAGATAAAAATGCAAATAAATACAAACCAAAAGTTACTACTATAAATGGCTATTGTGGTGCTGTGTATGAAGAAAATTTAAAACAATTTAGAAAAGAGTTAGAGAAAAAAGGTGGATATATAGCTGGAATTGTAACAATAAGGTCGATAGTAATATATCGAGAGAAAGTAGAGAGTGATGAGTAAATGAGCGAAAAAGATTTAAATATAGAGTATATATGTGAGAAAACATTATTAAACAAAGATGATGAACTAGTACCTATCATATTAAGTTTAATACAAGAGAGTTATAAAGCAGGATTATGTCAAACAGAGTTCGATAATACAATGAATTTGATAGAAGAAAATCAAGAATTAAAGAAACAACTTGAAAATAGTTATTGCAATAGAACAGACTGTGCAGGAAGAATAAAAGATAGCAAAAAATATGATAGTTTAGTTCAAGCTCAAGAAGCTCAACAAAAAGAATTTATAAAGTTTTTAGAAGATGAACTTCTTGATGCACGTTACTATGCACGTGATATTGCGCATTATATTGAATATGTTTTGCGAAAATATAAAGAAATAGTGAACGGCACCGAACAGAAATGAACGGGAGGTAATAAGTAATGATGATGTATCTTTGGTATAAGGATTTTATTTATGAAGAAATAATTTGTTGCTGGTTAAAAAGTGAAGATTATATAGAAAAATCTATAGCAATAATTAGTTTGCCAATTTATAGTATATTTGGTCTAATAACAATTTTGATGGACATAATAGGGGTGCCATTATATATACTAATTGGTATAACAATATTAATTTTGAAAATTAATGGAAGGAGATGATAAATAATGGAAGAAAGATTATATAAAATATATGGAAAGTCAGAAGATTTAGATAAGTTAGAAAAAAGCTTTGAGGCATATTGAATATTTAGGAGAAAAAGGAGCTAGTAGGAATGTTTTAATAAGAGTAGATGGTGATGGTTCTGGGAGAATTAAAGTACATAAAGTTCTTCGAGGAATGGTTTATGAACAAGAAAAAATAGATAAAGAACAATACAATACAAAACAAACTAATCAACAAACTTTCAAAGAAGATATAGTTGGAATATATGATATTGGTTAGGAGGTAAAGAATGAAAAAAATATTATTATTAATAGTTTCACTATTATTATTAACAGGGTGTAATAAGCAAGTATTTGATTTTAAATACACATTTGATAAAGCATATTGTAATTACAATGGCAATGAATTTGAATTAAAAATAGATAAATGGAAAGATTATGATGGCGAACAAATCCAAATACAATCAAATGGAAAAGTTTATTTAATTAGCGCAAATAACTGTTATTTAATGGAGGAATAATGGATATATCAACAAAAGTAAAAGAAGTCGTAGAGTCATTAGATGAATTAGATAGATATATAGATAGTTTATCTGATTCTTGTTCAAAAAATGATCAAGGTATAAGCGATTTATATCATTACATAGAAAATAATCAATTGAATAGCAAATCAAGTTACAGAATGATAAAAGAACTTAAGACTAGGCTAGTTGATAGAAGAAAAATAAAACAAGAACAAGAATTGGCTCATACACTTAGAACTTATCAGCAAAGATTAATCGGTTATGAGAATAGAAAATTACTTTTGGGGGAAATTGGTAAAACAGAAAAGAGATTAAATACTCAATATAGATATAGAGTTTATAATGAAGATGAATTGCGAGAAAAGATGGAGGCTTAAATGATACTAGAAAAACATTTAACTATTAAAGAAGCTAGAAATGAAATTGAAAAATTAGAAAATGAACTGGATGTGTATTTAACCAAGAAAAAAATAAATTATGTTAAAACTCAGCCTGGTTCTTCAAAATTTAAAGATGTGGTCACGAGTAGGACAAATGCAATATTTGATAAGTTTAGTCATTATATTATAAAAGATGAAGAATTAGATACCAAAATATATTCTTTACAAGAAAGTATATTGAGTTATCAAGAATACATTCTTAAAGAAATGCAAAGAATTTCAAATATAGAACCTTACAAGTTAAAAGTTTACGAATTAAGAGAAGATATGGATTTTATAAGAAAATACAATCGAAAAAGATACTGGATAGAAATAGCAGAAACTCTTAATTATAGTGAAAAACAAGTAAGAAGAATATATAAAGAAATAATAAATGGTAAAATTTAAAAGATGTCCGTTCAATGTCCGGTGGAATGTGATAAAATGGTATCATGGAATAATTATACATATTCCATATAATACCTCGTACACGATTAGATTATTTTCTAGTCGTTTTTTTAGGCGAATAGTTTAATTGGTTAAAGCACTCGGCTTATATCCGAGCTAGTGTAGGTTCAAGTCCTACTTCGCCTACCAATTTTATAGGCAGCATATTGAGTAAATAAAGAGAGAATGTTAGAGAGGACGTGTCTAACTGGTCGAACCTATTGCTGCTATATCTACGGTACCTGAGTAGCGATATAGGGCAATAGGAATGGAAACGAAATTTTATTTATTCAATATGGTGCTTATAAATATGTACTCAAAAATCTTTGGATAATGAGTTCCTAGTGGATGCGTCTGTATAGGTTATGGCACTAGGGAAAACTGCTGGTAAACCCTGGCAACGAACAAAGCAGTCTACAAAATGTACGGAACTTAAATTTTTTCGTTGAGATTTAGGAGAGTGCAAAGTAGTACTACCTTTTTAGGTAGTGTACTGATGATATGTGGATAGGGAATAGTGCTCAGTCGACCTTTGATGATGGCGCTGCCAAAACTTCCTTTGCTAGCATAATGAAGCATATCATTAGTACAGTATCTAAAAAAGAAAGGAAAGATGTAACAATGAAATATATATTAGTTATAGTACTTGTAATAGTTATGCTATTATTTGCTATTATTACATCTATACTAGTTGCTCACAAAAAAGAAATTTGGGAGTGTATAGAGTTTAAGGAGGAAAATGATAATGACAAAAAATGAATTAATGGAAGTGTTTAATAAATGTGAAAGTTTACACATGGGGATAAGATTAGAGTTGACTATGCCAAGACAACAAGATCCAGAGATAATAATCAATACTTATAAATCTCTTAATTCTAAAAAGGCATATTATGATAAGACATATAATGAAAATTTAATTCATCAAAACAATAATCAAATTAAAATAGTAGATGCCAGGCCTATAGAAATAAAAAGAGAATGTAAAAGAATTACGATGTGGAGTTGATAAAATGTTAAGTAATCAACAAAAATTATTTTGTCAAGAATATCTTAAACTCAGTATGAATGCCACACGGGCTTACATGAAAGCATATAAGACATGTAAGAAAGAAGAAACAGCTATGGCGAATGCTAGTAGACTGCTAAGAAATGATAAGGTTCAAGAATATATAAAAGAACTACAAGAAAAAACAGAAAAAAAAGCTTTAGTAAGTATAGATGATATAGTTAATGAACTAGTAGCAATAGCTTTTACTGATAGAACCAAAATATCTAAAGTGGTAAATGAAAAGATTGAGATAGATGAAAATGAAATTTTGAATGTTCCGGATGTTAAATTGGAAGACACTGATAAGTTAGATATTAATGAGAAAAAAGTAATAGCTGGATATAAAAAAACAAAGCATGGTGTTGCTGTTGAAACTTATGATAAAGTTAAAGCTTTAGAACTACTGGGTAAATATTTAGGTATGTTTACTGAAACGGTTAAAATAGAAAATCCTGAGGCTACAAAAATATTATCTTCGATATCTAAGCAATTAGGTGGTAAGAGTGAATGAGGAATTTCCTTTAAGTCAAAAATATATTGATTTTCTTAAATATGATTGTAGCACAGAATTTTTAGAAGGAACAACATTTGCTGGTAAAACTACTGTAGGAATACCTAAGCTAATGTTTAAAATAGCAAACCACAAAGGAACAAAGCCAAGTATAATTTCCGGATTAGATTTAGGGACAATTGAAAAGAATATAATAAATTCTGATAAAGGTTTAATTGAAATATTTGGAGATTATAAAGAAGGCGGGTGTGTTGAGTACAATCCTAACGGAAAAGGAAAAATAAGTTTGCCACATATTGTGTTTCATACTGAAAATGGAAATAAAATAATTTACGTGTTGGGATACGATAATAAAGCAAGATGGAAAAAAGCTTTAGGTGGTCAAGTATATGCATTATTTATAGATGAATTTAATATAGCAGATATGGACTATGTAAGGGAAGCATTTATGAGAGCAGATTATAGGTTGTGCACAATGAACCCAGATGATCCAAATAAAGAATGTTACACTGAATTTGTTAATAAATCTAGACCAATAGAAAAATACAAAAATGATGGCCCAATAGAATTATTAAAAATGTTGAATGAACCCCAGATTGCTGATTGGACTTGGTGGTATTTTACTTTTAATCATAACTTAAGTTTAAGTGAAGAAAAAAAGAAACAAATAATAGAGTCAGTTCCTGTTGGAACTAAATTATATAAAAATAAAATTCAGGGATTAAGAGGGAAAGCGACAGGACTTGTATTTAACATAATAGCCAATAAACATATCATAAGTGAAAAACAAGCAATGTTTGAAGATTGGAAAGAACCAGAACCTAAAAAGAAAAGAAAATTTGTAAGATTCACAATAGGATGTGATACATCTTATTCAAAAAAGTCACATGATAAACTTACATTTGAGTTTGTTGGTATAACAGAAGATAGAAAATGTATTCTGTTAGAAGAAGAGGGTTATAACAACAAAGATAGAGAAATTCCATTTGCTCCATCAGATGTTATACCTAAATTAATTGAATTTGCCGAAAAATGTAAAAGTAAATGGGGATTTGCTAGATACATTTTTATAGATAGTGCAGATGCTGGAACAATAGCAGAAGCAAAAAAATATAAACGTAAAACTGGTTGCATTTATATATTTGAAGGTGCATGGAAAAAAACAAAGAACTTAACAAGAGTTCAATTGCAACAGTCCTGGTTAAATACTGAGGACTTTTTAATTGTGGAAACGTGTAAAGAATATATAAATGAAACAAATGTGTATAGTTATACAGAAGATGGACAATTAGAAGATGGTAATGACCATCATATACAAGGTTGCCAGTACGCGTGGTTACCATTTAAAAAATTAATTGGTAATTGGGACATGATTAAACAAATGATAAAAGATGCCGATGAGGAGTGATAAAAGATGGGATGGATGAAAAATATGGTTAGAAATTGGTTAGAAATTAAAACACCAGACTCAATTCAAATTAATGTAGAACAATTAAATAATTTTGAAAGTCAATCGTTTATTAACAATATGTGGTATAGAGGCGAACCTAATGAGTTAGAAGAATTGTATGCACAATTAGATGATAGACTTGGAAATAAGCATTTTTGGGGTAGTAAACCAACTATAGGAATGAATATAAGAAAGATTCATACAGGCTTACCTGCTATGATTGTTGATACTTTAGCTGATATTTCGACTGATGATTTAAATAAAATAGAGGTTGAAAAAAGACAAGAGGAATGGGATAAAATAGCTGAAGAAAACAATCCTAAAGCTCTATTAAGAGATGCAGTTGTGGGAGCGCTAGTATGCGGAGATGGTGCATTTAAATGGTCAATCGATACAGATATAAGCGAGTATCCTATAATTGAATTTTATGATGGAAGTAGAGTAGATTTTGAATATGAAAGAGGTAGATTGGTCGCTATTACTTTTAAAACTAAAAAGATAATAAACAAACAAAAATATACTTTGTTAGAAAAGTATTCAAAAAAAGAAATTACATATAAATTAGTAAATAAAGAAGGAATAGAACTTGATATAAAAAAATTTCCAGAATTATCGGAAAAATATCAAGCAGTGGAAAATCCAAATAATTTTATGATGGCATTGCCAGTTATGTTGAAAAAGTCTAAAAAATATGTTGGAAGAGGAAAATCATTGCTGGATGGCAAACTTGATAATTTTGATGCATTTGATGAAGTATGGTCACAATGGATGCTTGCACTTAGGAAAGGGCAAATTAAAACTTATATTCCAGAATCATTATTGCCAAGAGATCCAGAAACTGGATTACTATTAAGGGGTAGCGATTTAGATAATGATTTTATTTCAGTAGAAGAAAGTATTAACGAAGATGCTAAAAGTAAAATTGAAACTACTCAAGGGCAAATACAACATGATGCATTATTAAGTACATATATTACTGCTTTAGATCAATGTTTAACTGGTTTAATTAGTCCAAGCACTTTAGGCATTGATACTAAAAAAATTGATAATGCAGAAGCTACAAGGGAAAAAGAAAAGACTACATTATATAAAAGAAATCAAATTGTAGAAGCATTAACAAAAATAATAAGTGATATGGTAGATATAACTTTCAAAGTGTATGATACTATGAACGAGAAACCAATCTCTGATAATTTAGGAATTGCAACATTTGGTGGTTATGCAAATCCATCGTTTGAAGCTCAAATTGAAACAGTCGGAAAAGCTAAAACGAATGGAATAATGAGTATTGAAACTAGTGTTGAAGAACTTTATGGAGACACTAAAGATGAAAAATGGAAAAAGGAAGAAGTTCAAAGAATTAAAAATGAACAAGGCATAGTTGATATGGCTGAACCATCCATTAATGAAGATTTAGACTTGATAGAAAACGAAAATATATTAAAGGCGGGTGATTTAAATGATGGAGAGTAATAAAGAAAAACCAATAAAAGGTTTAAAAGTAAAATATGATGGTAAAACATATGAAAATATCACATATTTTAGCATTTCAAATTGGGATGGTAGTGAGAGAGTATCTTTTACTGAAAGAAAGGACAATACAGTATCAACAACAGTTAATTGTAAATTTTCTGACATTAAAATTATTCAAAGCAGTGATAATTAATGAACGATTATAATATTAAACAATTATACGAAGATATGGAAATAGAATTGATATCTTCAATGAAGAGAAATTACAAAAGACACCTTAAAGAAGAAAAAAAGACAGGGTTTGAATACTCACAATGGCAAGCTGAAAAATTAAAAGAACTAAAAAGATATCACCAAGAAAATAAAGATATTATTGGTGGTTATACTAAGGGTTTATCAGATGCAGTATCAAAACATTTGCAAAAAGAGCTTAAACAAGGTTCGATCAACGCTATTAATAAGTATAACAAAGTTATGGGCAAATCATTAAAATCAAATAAAATTATGAATCATAGCTTTTTTAGAACAAATGATAAAAAAGTTAGCGCTTTAATAAAAGTTGTTAATAACGATTTGAAAACAGCAAATACGGCAGTGTTAAGAATGGCAAATGATCAGTATAGACAAGTGATTCATAAAAGTTCATTCTATGTTGCTAATGGAGTATTTACCGAAAAACAAGCCACAGATATGGCAACGAAAGAATTAACCGAATTGCAAAAAACTAAACTTGCTATAGATGAAGCAAATAAGGACTTTTTAAATAGAGGATTTAATTGTATTGAATACAAAGATGGAAGAAGAGTTAATATTGCTAGCTATTCTCAAATGGCTGTTAGAACAGCAAGTTTAAGAGCTCAATTAATGGGTGAAGGCGATTTTAGAAAATCAATAGGTAGAGTATTAGTTCAATCAACTTCTCATGGTGGTGCATGTCCTATATGTCAAAAATGGGAAAATAAGATATTCATTGATGATGTATATTCTGGTGGTACTAAAAAAGATGGCAAGTATATGTTACTAAGTGAAGCAATGAAACAAGGATTTTTACATCCAAATTGTCGTCACGGATTAACAACATACTATCCTGAAGCTGGAGATATAGAAGATTATACCGATGAAGAATATGAAAATGATGTTGACTGGATAAATAATAAAATAAATGAACTAACAAATGAGAAATTAAATTATGTTGATAGGAATATTAAAAAATTTAATAGATTAGAAATTGGTTCACTTGATAATAATAACATTAAAAATAGCAATGCTTTTAAGAAAAAATGGTTAAAAATTAAGAAAAGTATATCTAACAACATTTATGATTTAAAAACAAATGAAAAAATCCCATTAAAAATAAATCAATTACCTGTTGATTATTATTTAGAAATAAGAGAAATCATAAATAATTCTCCAACTACAATGAAAAAGCTGATAAAGAATAATGTTAATAATTTTAATTTTAAAAATATATATTCTCGTAAGACTCCAAGATTCAATCCTATATTTAATAATATAAAGTTAAATTTAAAAAATGACTCCATTAATGTAAGAGGAAAATATAAAACATTTTTCCATGAAATATCACATAATCTTGATTATTTATTGGAATATGTTTCTGATGATAAAACATTTGAAGAATTATTGAAAGAAGATTTTAATAATGTTTTAAAAAAATATAAAAAATGGTATAATGTTAATGACGACCAAGCATACAGAGAAATCAGTAAAGCATTAAGCAAAAGCACTAAAATGAGTAGTGTGTCTGATTTAATTGGTGGAATAACAGGTAATAAGTGTGTAGGAAAGTATAAACATACTGAAAAATACTGGAAAAATAAAGGAACATTAACTGCTGAGGCATTTGCGCATTTTGGAAGTGCAAGCATTCGTAAAGATTTGGAAGAATTAAGCTATATAAAGGGAATATTTCCAAATGCATATAATTACTTTAAAACAATTGTTAAAAGGAGCAAATAATGGATATTGTAGAAAAACTTAATAAATTATCTAAAAAGAAAAATACGGAATTAGATAATCAAATAGAAAAATTGGAACAAGAGTATAAAAAAATATTTGGAAATAATGATTATACAAATATATTTGACGATGATGAAACTTATTTAAAAAAATTAAAAGAATGCATTGAATTTGGGATTTCATATGATGAATTATATAATGATGATAATGATGAAAATGATTTGATATGAGAAAGGAAAATATTATGATAGCAGTGTTAATAATAATCGCTATTTTTCTATTTTTTATAATGTGCGTACTATCTGCAATAAGAGCAGAACTTGAGAAAACAAGATTAGAAAATAGAGAAATAATAAATGTTATAAATAAGAAAAAATAATTAGTGTTACCTTTATGGGTAGCATAGAATAGATAAGAGGAGAGGCTATCCGTTGGATGATGCTATATAGGTTCGACTCCTACTTTTCTGCCTGTCTATTCTATGGTGCTTATAAATATTAAGTCGATAGAAATATCGGCTTTTTGTATGCACTAAAATATAGTTTGACCGTATCTAATAAACGGAGTGTGGATGACCTTATCCATAGAAAAAGGAGAGAATTATGGAACAAGAAAATGTTCAAACTTCAAATGTAGAAGAAGTAAAAGATACTACAAAAAATACTAAAGATGAGGGAGTGAAAGAAGCTGATAAAAAGGTAGAAGAAAAAAAGTACACTGACAAAGAACTAAATGATATCAGTTTAAAGAATGAACAAAAAGCTTTAGCAAAGCAACTTAAAGATTTAGGGATTGATGATATTGAAAAGGCTAAATCAATTCTAGCAAAAGCTAAAGAAGACGAAGAAAAATCTAAAAGTGTAGATGAAAAAACTCAAGAAGCGTTAAAGAAAGCTGAGAAAGCTACACTTGAAGCAATCAATACTAAAATTGAAAATGCGTTGCTTAGAAAAAATGTCAAGGATGAAAAAATAACTAGAGCTGTAAGATTAGTTGATAAGAAAAACATACTTGATGAAAATGGGACTTTAGATGAAAGTAAACTAAATACTGAAATCGAAGACCTACTTAAGGATTTTCCTGAACTAGTTTCAAAGTCCGATGATAATAAAAAGACTTTTAAAATTGGAGACGATGGAAAAGAAGAACAAAAAGATGAACTCGCAGATATGCGAAAAATAATGGGATTAAAATAAATCTCATTTTATTTTGCCTAAAAAAAGAAAGGAATGATGAAAAATGGCAAATAATATTTCAAAATTTAAAAAATACGTACCTTTACTAGATGAAGTGTACAAAAATACAGCAGTTACATCTGTATTAGATAGTGATAGTTCGCTAGCTCAAGCAGGTGCAAATGCTAATGAAATTGTAATTCCAAAAATTGATATGGATGCATTAGGAGATTACGATAGAAATAGTGGTTACACAAATGGCGATGTAACCATGACAAACGAAACAGTTAAATTTAACTACGAACGTGGTAGAATGTTCACTGTTGATGCAATGGATGATGAAGAAACAGCAGGGCTTGCTTATGGTAAACTTGCAAGTGAATTTATCAGAACTAAAGTTGCTCCAGAAGGAGATGCATTTAGATTTGCAACATATGCAGGTGTAAGTGGAATTTCAAAAGTTGCAACTCCAGCAACTCTATCAACTGGAGCAGATGTAATTAGTGCTTTAAGAACAGCAACTAATAAAATGGATGAAGATGAAGTGCCTTATGAAAATAGATACTTATTTATCACTCCAACATTAAAAGGCTTAGTTGATGACTTAGACACAACTAAATCTAAAGAAGTTTTAGCTAGATTTAGTCAAGTTATTTTAGTTCCTCAAACAAGATTTTATACAGCTATTGATATGTTAGATGGCAAATCAACTAACGAAACAAAAGGTGGATATAAAAGACATGCTAAAGGTTCTGAAAGTGGAGATACTAATGGTGCAGATATCAACTTCATGATTATTCATAAAGATGCTGTAATGCAATATAATAAGCACATCGCTCCAAAAGTTATTACTCCAGAACAAAATCAAACTTCTGATGGCTGGAAATTTGGTTATAGAAAATATGGTCTAGCAGATGTTTACGAAAACAAAGTTGCCGGTATTTATTTACACCACAAGGCAGCACCAACAGCTTAATAGGAGGAATATAAATGAGAACTGTAGGATTAATAATTAAAAATCAACCTAAAAAGGATGATAAAAAAGAAACTAAAAATCAACCTAAAAAGGATGATAAAGATGGCAAAGTTCAAGAATAAGAAAAATGGACATGTAATTGAAGAAAATTTGATTTACTATGTTGATAAGTTAAAGAAAAACAACAATTTTGAGGAGTTGGAAGATGTAAAATCTTCTTCTCCTAAAAAAGTTGTTACAAAAGAAGTGGAAAAGAAACCACTTCAATAGGAGGTGGTCTGAATGACACTTTATGTTAATAAAAAATATTATTCAGATGAATTTATGGGTGTAAAACTACCGAATGATGAAATTGAAAAATATTTAAAATTAGCACAAGAAAAAATTGATAGTATAACATTTAATAGAATAGTTGCAATAGGTTTTGACAATCTGACTGAGTTTCAAAAAGAAAAAATAAAAGAAGCAATTTGTTACCAAGCAGAATATATCTTTGAAAATGGTTATAATAATGAAAATAATAGAGATATTAGTTCTTATAGTGTATTGGATATATCTGTGAGCAAAGATAATTCAGGCAGCAATAAAACACTAGCAGAAAGAAATAACATGTCTGAAATAGCTTATGATTATATCAGTAAGACAGGTTTGGATAGTAAGTTAAGATAATGGCTAATAAAATTAGTGTATTACCTTTTCCAGATTGGCTATTGAAAACTGAATATTTGCTTATATTAAACCAAGAGGGGATTTCTGAAGAAGGAAGCCCTCTTGAAAGTTTAAAAGCAATAGGTAAATGTATATTCAGTGAAAAAGCTAAAAGAATTATTGATGCTGAAGGTAAACAAATTACTTTGCTTGGAAAAGTTATCATAAAAGGCGATATAGCACCATCATTAAAAAGTGTTAGTGATGGGGTTATTATTATAAATGGCAATAGTTATGAGATATATGCCGGATATAGACCTAGAAATCCTAATGGAACAATCCATCACACAGAGTTTGAAATAAAATGAAAGTCAAAGTAATCGGGAAAATTAATCATAAAGGAAATACATATGTAAAAAAGTTGATGAATGATGCTTTAGTTGAAACTGCTGATGCTTTAAAGAGTGATTTACAAAAAAGCCAGACTATGCCTTTTGATACTGGAGAATTACAAGATAGAAAAACATTCGTCGATGATTCAAAAAAGAAAGCTGGGAAAATCACAATTGTGTCTGATGGTCCTTATGCTAGGAGATTATATTTTCATCCAGAGTATAAATTTCAAAAAACAAAAAACAAAAATGCTAGTGGCATGTGGTTTGATCCATATATTAGCGGAAATAAGAAAAAGTGGGCTACAAAGATGTTCGCCAAAATTTTGAAAGGAAAATTAAAATGACTTTAAAAGAATACAAAGATGATTTTAAAGAAAGTTTCATGTGGGATAATTTCGCAAGTATAGGTAAAATTGATAATGACAAAGAAAAATCAATATGCTTTTATAATTCAAAAAGAAATTCAGAATATGTAGGAGTGTTTGGAGGTATAAAAAATAAAAGTACAAACATAAAACCTATAACTATTTTATTAAGATATACTAAAAATCAAAATGATGCCGAAATAATGGCACAAAAAATATATGACTTTTATAATGAAAGGTCATTTTTTATTAATTCAAAAAGAATATTTGTAGAAATGATTTACAATGAACCAATTAATTTAGGAACAGACGAAAATAATGTTTATGAATACTCGATTGAATTAAATTTTCATGAAGAAAGGTAAGGGATAAATATGGCTACAATAACTGTAGGACAATATTCAGTAAGCAATTGTAAAGTAAAAATTAAAACTTCGGCTGCATCAGTGCAAACAGCAGTTTATAGCGAAATTGCTGATTTAGAAGAATTAAGTTTAAGTATTGAAAACAATACTGAAACTTGGTATTCAATCAACGATGGTGGATGGCAAAACGCATTTTTAACTGGAAAAGCATTATCTGGTTCATTTAGTGGGAAAAGAACCTTAGGTGATACAGGTAATGACTTTCTTGAAGGTTTAAGATATAAAATTGGAAAAGACGCAGAAGCTGATTGGCAAATCGAATTTCCAGATGGTTCAAAATTAGAATTTACAGCAGTTACTGCATTAACTGATATTTTGGGTAGTGCAACTGATGTAGCACCATTAAGTGGTGATTTGACTGGTAAAGGAAAGCCAACATTTACACCTGCAAGTTAGAGGGTAAAGGATAGCATTCTTTGCCCTTTTTTTATTTATTAAAAACTAAAAAAAGAAAGGAAAATTAATATGAGAATAATAGATACAGGAATAACTAAAGAAATTTTAAGTGGAGAAAATTTTCCACAATTAAAAATAGCAGATAAGCTATATACTGTCGATAATAGACAAAAAACATTTGATAAAATTACAAAGGTTCAAAAAAATACTGAACTAGATGATAATGAAAGAACTAATAAAATTTATGAATTAGCATTAGGAAAAGATGCAGCTAAAGAAATTATGGAAATGAATTTACCAGTTGAAAGTTCTGTTTATTTATCTTATTGCATTATGGGTGCGATTGTAGGAGAAGACCCTAAAAAATTACAAGATGAAGCGAGAAAAAACTAATTAGCCCAGAAACTTATTATGATTTAGAGTTTGACTGGGATTTGATTGTATCTAGTTTTGCTCAACAATATGGAATAAGACTTTATTATGAATATGAAACAATTCCTTGTGAAGAATTTAGGCAACTTTTAAGCGGCTTAAATAGTGAAACCCCACTTGGTTATGTTGTTCAGATAAGGTCAGAAAAAGATTACAAAAAAATAAAAGAAATGAGTAAAAACGAAAAAGAAATTCGTGAAAAATGGGCTAATTTTAAAAATAAAAATAATAAAAAAATCGAAATAAACACAGAAGATATATCAAAAATATTTTCAAAAATGTTTAATTAGGAGGTGAAAAAATGGCAAAAGCAACAAATGTTGGAGCAGTATCTGTTGATTTAACTCTTAATGATACTAATTATGATAAACAACTTAATAGCAAAATCAAAAGCAGTGAAAATGCTTTCTCATCCTCTTTCAAAAAAATTGGAGGAATTATTGCTGGTGCGTTCGCAGTAAAACAAGTGGCTGCTTTTACTAAAGAGTGTATATCTAGTGCAAGTAAAGTTCAAAGTGCTTTTACAGGTTTAAATAGTATTGTCCAAGGGACTGGAAATTCTTTTGCTCAAGCACAAGATTTCATTAATAAATATACTGCTGATGGATTAGTTTCAATAGAAGAAACTGCTACTGCCTATAAAAATCTGTTATCAAGAGGATATGATGCATCACAAATAGAAGATGTGCTATCTAGGCTAAAAGATAGCGCTGCGTTTGGTAGACAGGCTTCATATGATTTGGGTGAAGCTGTTGTTACTGCAACAGAAGGTTTAAAAAACGAAAACTCAATTCTAGTAGATAATGCAGGTGTTACAAAAAATGTTGCAAAAATGTGGGAAGAATATGCTAAAAGTATTGGAAAAAGTTCCAATGATTTAACTCAAGCAGAAAAAATTCAAGCCGAATATAACGGAATAATGAATGAGACTAGATTTCAAGTAGGAGATGCAGCAGCATATACTAAAACCTTTTCTGGTCAAATTCAACAGTTAAAATTTAATTTTAATCAAATGACAGTTGCTATAGGAAAAGTTGTTACTCCAATAGCACAGTTATTTATTCCAGTTATAAATTCAGCTATAAATGCTATTACAAGCTTATTTAAAAAACTACAAGTAGTAATGTCCACTTTTGGATTAAAAATGCCAGATGTCGTACAGAAAACTAGTAATAGCATATCAATGATCGGAGCATCAGCAAAAGACTCTGCGAAAGATGCAGTAGCATCAGCTAAAAAGATTAGTAAAGCTTTTTCTGGACTTGATGAAATTAATGTTTTAAAACCCTCTTCTAGCGCGGATTCATCTTCTGATACTTCTGGTGGCGGTGTTATGAATGTTGATAATACTTCGATCGCTCCAACTATGGATGACAGTAAATTATTATCATGTATAGAAAATGTCAAAAATAAAATAAAAGAAATGTGGAATAGTGCACCTGTGCAATCTTTTGTTGGTGCTGTAACTTCAGCTGGAAATTTTATTTGGGAGTTTTGGAAAACACTTGGTGAAAATTTTGTTAGCAATGTCTCCACAACATGGAACAATATTAAAAATAGTGTATCAAATTCTGTTTCTAATATGTCAGTGTTGTGGACTAATTTTTGGAATGATACAAAACTAGCAATAGATGCTTGGGGCCCACAGATAACTAGTGGAGTAGCAGGAGTATTCAATTCTATCTGGGTTGATACAATTGATCCGGCAATTCAAATAATTACATCTGCATGGGAGGATTTCACAAAAATATTATCAGATCTTTGGGATGAATATGGAGAACCTTTAGTTAACAATATTGGTGAATTTGTTCAAAAAACAATTGATTTATTTCAAAGTATTTGGGATAACGTGTTAGAACCTATAATAACACCATTTTTAGAAACTTTATCTTGGTTATGGGATGAACATTTAAAAGGATTAATTGAAGAAGTTAGCACTTTCATATTAAAATTAACAAATGGAGCTTTGGAAATATATAATAACGTTATAGAACCTATAGTGAGTTGGTTACTTGAAAAATTATCTCCAGCATTTACATATATTGGAGGATTGATAACTGGAGTTTTTGGAACAGTGGTTTCATTTATAAGTGATGCTGTAAAAAGTATTTTCAAAATATTTGGTGGAATTATTGACTTTATAACGGGCGTTTTTACTGGAAATTGGAAAAAGGCTTGGAATGGAGTGAAAAATGTTTTTAAAGGTATATTTGACGGCTTAGTTAATGTTTTCAAAACCCCGATTAATTTTATAATTGATGGTATAAATGCATTCATAAAGGGATTAAATAAAATTAAAATCCCAGATTGGGTCCCAGTCGTTGGTGGAAAAGGATTTAACATGAGTACAATTCCTAAACTAGCTCAAGGTGGTTATGCTAGAGCAAATAATCCGCAACTAGCAATCGTGGGGGATAATAAACGTGAAGGAGAAATTATTTCTCCAGAAAGTAAAATCTATGAGCAAACTAAAAAAGCAATATTAGATGCTGGTTCAAATGTTGGAAAACAAGAATTAGAAATAACTATCTATCATAAATACGAAGATGGTAAAACAATTATACAAAAAATTAATCAAGCACAAATCGATGCTGGGCGAGTTTTAGTTCTTTCTTAACTCGCTCTTTAATTTTTGGGAGGAAATATGGAAAAAAAAGAATTTAAAATAAATAATAAATCTTATATTGCGGATGATATTGGTTGGAAATATGCTATGCAAGAAGGAGAAAATGCCGGAAGAAGTGATGACGGCAGCATGTGGCATGATGAAATAGGAATGTTAACTAAAGTATACTATGATTTTAAGAATTATAGAGATGAAGATGGTGTTAGTGAATTAATAAACTTAATAGGTAAATCAGACGTGAATGTGACATATTATGATTTAAAGACAAAAAATTTTGTTACTAAATCAGTGTACATTGCTGGCGATAAAATAACAGCCGTTTTGATAAACGATAATTTTGTTGCCAAACCCTTTCAAATTAGATTGATTTCTAATAAGGTAGAATAATGATACAAATTAGTAATGAATTAAAAAATAAGCTAAATACATCAACATCAATTAAAATAAAAAATAAAATAGTTGTTGGAACTACAGAATATGATAGTTCTATAATCAAAACATATCCCAAATTATCTCATAAAAATTCTTCTGTTTTTGGAGGTTTTCCATCAAAGACTTGCTCTTTTGAAATCTACAATCACAATAATAACATAGATTTTGAAAATAAAGAAATAAAACTATATAAAGGAATAGAGGTAAGCGGTAGCATTGAATGGATTTTGCAAGGAATATTTATTCCTAGAGCAAAAGACATTGAAACAAACATTACCAGTAAAACAATATCTTTTAGCAATGTTCAAGATAAAACTCAATTGTTCGATGTTTCTTATAAAAGTGATTTATCTTGGGATAATAATGTAACTCATACAGGATTAGAAATAATTCAAGAAATATGTACTAAATTATCAATCGATTTAAGTTCTAACACATTCAATTTATCTAGTTATAGTTTTAAACAACCAAATTTTGCTGAAAATATAACTTGTCGTGAAGTAATAA